TTAGATCCTGTGCTAGTTCAGTTGTGTATTCTGCTTTTAGCGCGCGGCTTTTTGCTTCTACAGCAACTTTTTCGATTGAGAATGCCATTTCAGCAAACTCTGTACCACCGGCAGCACCAAGTGCTTCAGCAGCAGAAGTTGTTAGACCAGTACCAGTTGTGATTGCGGTAGCACCAGAAGCTGGGAATAGGTCATCATTTTGTGAACCAGTACCAGCAAAGCCAGTATCTGCTTCGTTGTATAATGCTTCGGAAGAAGTGTTACCGGACATTGCATTGTACTTAGAGCGCATTGCGAAGATAAGACCGGTTGGGCCAGTCATTGGCTGAACACCAGCAATGTCATAAGCAATTAGGTTTGGCATAGAACGACGAACCAAACTGATTAGTACGGGGTCGTATGCAGCAACAGCGGCGTTACCACCAGTTGCTTGACCTAGACCGCCACCGAAGTTAGTTGGTGTTTCCATTAGAAGTGAGGACATAGAAACAGCAGTTGAGTCTTCTCTCATTGCACGTTCTGTGTTCTCTAAAATGGTTGCAGTAATGGAACGCTTTTGAGCGTCCTGAATAGGTGCAAAAGATGAATGCTCAAGGATTGGGCCCCATTTTGCAACTAGTTCGCGATTTGATAGAGTCATTTGTCTCTCCTTATTGGTTGTTATAAGTTTATTTATAATTTATTGTTTTTCACTAATTATTGTTTTGCTTTTGCATCAAGTGCTGCAACAAGAGCATTTACAGAATCATATGCTGATGAAACACGTGCCTTTGTTTCTTCTACGATAAGATCATCTGAAGTTTCATCTTCTACTGATTCAGTGATAACTGATTTAGCCTTGAAGAATGATTCCTTTAGTGTACCTAGATCAGATGCATATTCATCAAGATCGGACACGTCAAGCTTTTCCGCAAGAACACGAAGACGTTCTGCTTGTGAAGTTGTAAGGCCTTCAGCTAGTTCATTGAATACTCGGCCTGCTTCAAGCGACTTTAGTGCTTCAGCAAGTTGAATATTTTCGTTGATAGCCTGATTAGCTTCTGCTTTCATTGCCGCTAGTTCTTCTTCTAGGCCTGCAACAATATCAATTGTTTCATCGTCGATAGCAACGTTGTGCTCATAGAATAGTTCTTTCAAGCTTTCCATGAATGACTCTGCCATTTCAACCTTGATACCAGATTCGATGGCAACTGAATTTTCTTCCATCCACTCGGAAACAACATAGTCTAGATATGAGTCTAGGTTTTCTACGATTTCTTCCATAGCTTCGATAACTGATTCGGTAAGTTTAACTTCAAACTCTTCTTCTAGGCTTTCAGCAATTTCTGCAACATTAGCAGTTGTTGCTTCATTAACAGCAGCTTCAAAGATGGTTTCAAATTTACCAAGTACTTCTTCTGAAATATCAACACCTTCAAAGATTGATGCGAATACTTCAGTAATGTCTACTTCTTCAATCTCTTCGGCTACAGCAGTTTGGCCTGGAGTTGTTGCGGGATCCACCTTATCAGCAACTGGATCTACTTGCTTATTAGCATCAGCAAGTTTCTTTTTGATTTCACCACCGGCTGGTGTTACTGGTCCAGGTACTTCTGCACCCTTTACAACATCACCACCACTGTGATCTGCTTTTAATTCGTTTAGGTCTTTATCTGACATATTAATCTCCTTTTAATTGGATGTATTTCATAATCTTATTTATAAAACTTTAATTCTTAAGTTTTTGCATGAAGTTTTCAAAGATTTTAGCAGCTTTTTGCTCATCAAAAACATATTTAGTTACTTTTGTTGCTGGGCGAACATATTCTTGCTTCAGTTCAGCAACGGTTTCTTCAATAAACTCTTGAAGTTCTTGCGCTCTCCAAGTACCGGAAGCAATGTCATAGAAATAACTAGTATTTTCCATGATGCCATTTACAAAGCAATCTGGGCCGCTTGGGTCAGTAACGATGTCCACAGTTGCTAAATGAAAGTCGTCCTGGACTTCCATGATTCCTTCTTTAGTCTGCTTAACGGAACCAAGACCGCGAGTAGAAACACCAATGCGAACACCTTCGTCAATGAATGTTTTTACAATTTCACCCATTGGAGTAGAAAGAATTTTTGCTTTACCAACAAAGTTATTACCATCACGCTTCATTTCAGTAATAAGGTGCGACACACGATCAGCATTAATCTGTGGGCCTGCTGGGTGATTTAATTCTCCAAGAGCACGTTTTGTTTTGATAAACTGCTCATTGTAACGGTTCATTTCTTTTTCGAGAACAGCAGATGGATAGATTCTTCCATTACGATTCTTCAGATCGCCCTGCATCATATTGCCCTGAATATAATACTGTTTCTTGCCGTTTTCATTTGCTTCAGTAAGAACTTCGCAATCTTCATCAAAAGTCTCTGTGATCAGTAATGCCATTTGGTTTTCTCCAATTGTTTCTTTTATTTATAATTTATTATCATTGACATTAGATCTTGCCGTCATAGTAGTTTTTAGATAATTCACCGCGTTCAATAGTCTCACCGGTTTTACGAACTTTTATATAAGTTTCCTGAGTGTTTCCATCGGTTGGTGTATATGATCTAATACCGGCAGTGGTAGTTCCATTTGCATCAAGATATGTATCAGCAGCTGTCGCTGCATTATCATATTCCCAAATATTATTTGAACCAGGAACTACCACGAATGCCATATTTACATTGCCTCTCTTGCAAAACCTAGGATTTCCTCAAACCCTGCTTTATCGGTCATTGCTACTTTCATCATTTTCTTGCGATTGCCTGGATTAAGATCCGCAAACATCTGATTCATAAGGTCAGCGTCTTGTTTTTTTAGAAGAACAGATGAACCATCATTTAGTTTAACGGATCCAGTTTTAAAGTTTTCGGTTAAATCTTCTGTAATCTCATCAGCAACATCTTTCTTGATGGTTACAGGAAACTTTTTCTTGCCTAGTTCAAAACTCTTTTTGTTATCTTTTTTAGCATATGCAGCCTTTGCAACAAATGCACTTTCCTTTAGGTCATGTTCACCCTTTTTGATTCTACCTACAATCCGCGAACTGCCGTCAAAAACAACAAAGTCACCATTGTTTGCGATAGAAGAAGTGTATTGGTGATCCTTTGGTAAACGAGATTTGGCCAGCGCCTTTAGCATATGTTTGTGATAGATGTCTGTTTTTGCTTCGTCAAGCTCAAATTCTTCTTTTCTCATCTTTCTAGCAGCTAAATCAATACCAGCAGATCTTTTTTTGATATTTCTTTCTGCCTTAGATGCTTGTTTATTTGTTGCCATTTGGCTTCCGATAATTTCATCATTCTGCCTGCGATTGATTTTAGCAGAACCTCTGTAAGACATTAATGTGTCTTTAGATAGTTCGTCAAGCTCTACTGCCTCTTTCGTAAGCTTGTTTACTGCGCGTTCTATGCCTTGTCCGCGCTTTCTCATTCTGCGAACTTCAGCCGCTGAATCTTTGGCTGTGCCGTATCGGGATGCATCAGAATAGTCACTAACTGCAACCTTAGAATCATGAGCAGCACCCTTTATATATGAACCAAGTGTTTTCTTTGAGATTTCAGTAAGTTCCATATTTTCATTCACAGTACCACCTGCGCGTTTAATTAGCATCTGAATGACTTCTGCTTTCATGCCAGTTTTCTTTTCTAGCTCTTTCATGTTTCTTGGTCCAAAAGTGGTGCCATATGATTCTAGATGATCGCCCAATTTAGCCATAGCGTTTGAAATAGTATCGTTCTTTTCTTTAGGAGCGAGTTGCTGTAGCTTTCTTCCGATAGCAGACATTTGATTGCTTTCATCAAGTTCTACTGATTCATTCTTGAGAATATTCCAAAGCTTGCGCGAAATAAGAACTTGAACACCTTTAGCTTTATTTGCCTTTATGTAATCTTCGTATGTCTTATATGATATTGCTGTTGCTTCATCAAGTTCTACTGATTCATTCTTGAGAATATTCCAAAGCTTGCGCGGAATAACTTGAACACCTTTAGCTTTATTTGCCTTTATGTAATCTTCGTATGTCTTATATGATATTGCTGTTGCTTCATCTACCTTATAAGGAATATCATCATGCTTCGTGCTCGCATAATCCTCAAGATCCTTTTCAGACATCTTGTACATTTCTTTTGCAGCGCCAAACAATTCTGATTTTGGTTTCTCTCCGCGCTTTACAGCAAGAGCAATAGCAGCAGCTTTCTGTTGTGCTTCGGATTTTGCCTTTTCAGTAATCTTTTCCAATGATTCTTTCATTGCCTTTTTAATTACCTTGCGGCGGTTGTGCAAATAAGCATCTGAATCATCAACATCGCCATCATTATCAATGTCGTCATCTTCTTGACCAACTGGATCTAGTTTAGCTTCGTCGTAGATCTTTTGCTTAAGTTCCATCTTGCGTGCACGATCTAGTCGCTGTGCTAGGCCTTCACCATCAAGATCCATGCCCTCATATACTGCCTCATCTTCGCCTTTTTTATAATCAGCCATACGCTTGTGCTTCTTTGGTCTATCTGTTTTAGCATTTATAACGCCATCAGTAGTATCACCTATATGTTGACTATCTAAAGCAACAGGATGTGGGGAAATTTCTATAACATGCTTATCCTTGAAGTTCTTCTCATCCTCGGATTTTGGCTGAGCAACCTCTGAAATTAGTTTCTTGAAAGACTTCATTTTCTGCCTCGTTTATATGATTTGAGTGTATTAGTGCTATTTATAAGTAGTGATTCCTCGGCCGGTTGCTCATCATCTTCAGGTGGTTGATCATCCGCTTGTGGATCTTCCTCGGGCTGTGGTAAATCATCTGGTTCCCTATCATCCATACCATCATCGTATTCACCTGCCGCTTTTTCAGCTTCTATTTCTTTGTCCATTTCTTCAATGTCAGAATCAGACATAAACATCACATTCTTACGGACCCAATTACGTGAGAAATATTTACCTACGTGATCTTCAATATCACGAAGAGTTGATAGTTTTTCTCTTAGAATTTCTGCTTGCTTTAACTCTTCGAAGAAGTTATCTTTCATAAAGTCATAACGAAGACTATTCTGGATATCCTTCCACTCATCAGGGGATATAACACCCTTTAAGATTAGTTGTTTTTCAAGACACCTGTCAAATAAGATTGAGAATCTAGCTCTAGCTCTCTGAATAAACTTGGCGAACTTTAGTTCTTCTCGGGTAATTTCAGATGTTCTACCAAATGTATACATTGTCTCTGGCTGAAGTCTAGCAACAGGCACATTCATTGCCTTGTATAGTTTAGTCTGAAAGTACATAAGGCTTTCGTTATCACTTAGGGTGCCTGCTGATGGTAGAGTTTCGACTTCGGTAGATCTGTTTCCTTCTCTCCTAGGAAACCAATAGTCCTCGGTCATGGTATTTTTTGTATAAACGCCAGCATCTATAAGATATGTATGGTGACTATGGTAGGTTTCATCTCTATCAATTGTCATTGAACCAACATCCATACGTTCTTCAAGAACTTCTACGGAAACTATGCTACGGCCGGCAGCAATATCAGTATCAGGTTCACTTGATACATATTCAGCACCCAGCTGATCTTCTTCTTGCTTCCACTTTGCAATTTCTCTATGTGTAAACTCCCAGGTCTGAGTCTCATTCTTATAGATCTGCTCGTATTTAGCACCACCTGGAGTGATCTCTACTTGTCTTCTATAACCAGGAATAATCGAATCATCCGGAGTTAGATGTTGAGCTTCTACAAAGCCTTTATTCCATACTGGAAATTTGTGGTCAGGAGTACAAATAACACTCTTACCGTTATCAAATACAACTTTTACAACCTCAGAATTCTTTTTGGTTACACCAGCCCAGGATACCGGACCAGGATAGAATTTGCCAGTTACGGGGTCACAAGAATAAACCCAGTTCTGCTTGCCTTCTTCATATTCTTTCATTATCTCTTTAAGTTCAAGAGTTCTACCATCTAGCAGAGGAATTTTTGTACTTAGATCATAACACATCATCTTGCGGTCATCTTTGATTTCACCACTGACGGGATCGTAAACAACTTTATTTTTGTGTCTAGCCATCATATCATATAGATATTGTTCTGCTTTAGCTTTTGGTAAGTTACCAACATCAATATAGAATACCCTGCGCTCTGGCGCACGTGTTAAGGTATAAACTACATTTGCATCTTCAAGCATCTTCAGCTGGTTTAGTGGTTTGATTGCTTTATGCAGATGTGAAAGAACTACGGAATTTGTTTCATTTACAAGGCCCGACGTTACTCGTACGATTGAATCTTTTGCAATTTTAAGGCCCGCAATATTCTGGTCAGCAACCGAAGTTCTAGTTGTATTGTTACCAAAACCACTCTCAGAATATAGATAGTATTCCTTTCGGATCTTTTTAACTGT